CCATGTTTCCGCAACCACGCATCGCTGCCAACGAAGAGCTCGCTCTCCCGCAAGGGACATTCCCAATCACACATTTCAGAACCGGCGGCGCCGCACTGACCGTCTGGGCGCAGATGACAATCAAAGTCGTCGCCATCTTCCTCGTCCCAATCTCGGGAATCATCGTCCTCATAATCGATTACAGGGATCTCGCTCATGCCGGCGGCTTCCCAGGGGCGAGCCATGGCAACGCCCGCCGCTTCGGAGCATGCCGCCGCGTCCGCGTCGCTCGCACGCACGCCGCCGCCGGCTTCCGCACCGCGCCCATCTCGGGCAGCGGCGTGAACACAAGCAGGCAGTCCGTCCGTTCCGTTGGCGTCACGCTGATGCGATTCGCGTTACCATCGTTTGTGACCACACCACAGGTTTCGCACAAATCGCACAGCGCCTTTTCATGGTTGCCCGTGTCGCGGCGCGAGATCGGCACTTCAATATCGAGATTGAAACGGCAATCCAGTGGCGCCATGCCGACGATCTGCATCTTGAGCAGCCACCCCGCGCGCTCCGCCCACGCGCGATACTCGGACGAGCGAGCGCGCGGCTTGCCAGGAGCGGTGACCCAAAGTTTGTTAAGGCTGGGCGGCGTCGGGATGGTGACGATGATGGCGGGTTGTTCGCTCATGGCAGGTAGACCCGTGCTATGTGGCGGGAGAGCGGCTCCGGGATCTTCGCGATCATTGCGGAGGCGGCCTTGCGGGCGGCGCCTTTGCTTGTCCCGCGCCGCATGATGCTGTCTTTGTTTCCGCCGAACCAGGAACCACCTTCGCCCTTGACTGCTTCATCCCAACCCAGCGTGCCCGTGAAATTTGGCCGGCTGGTATTCCATTGCTCGCCGGAACTGATTTTTAGCCGTTGGTGATACTTCTGGATCGGCATCAGTGCCGGCACGTCGCCCCACAGGAAGAAACTGCCGTGGGACCATCGTGCCCGCCCGACCCACGGCTGCGCGCCCTTCACGTTTTCCACCACCAGCGGGATTTTACGCCCCGCCGCCTCGCTGGCTTCGCGTTGGATCCGGAAGCAGGCATCGAATAGCTTCGTGAGTTCCTTGCGTGCCGCGCCGGTTTCGTCCGCTCGAATGTCTCGCGCTTTCGCTTTGGCGAGCGACCAAGGCATCGCCATGTAGCTGAATTCCTGACAAGGCGGCGACATCACCAGGCAGTCAGCGTCCTTCAGTTGGCTACCATGGACGGTGAGCATGTCCTGAATGACCAACTGGCCGGGGTATTTGTGTTCGCCGTAGACATGCTGTTCGATGTCAAACCCGACAACATCCCAACCTTCGGCCAGGAATCCTTCGGCCCACCCCCCCAACCCACAGAACCCCTCTATGCAAAGAGGCGGTTTCATTCCGCCAGCATCCAGTTCTCATTGAAGCGCGGACCCTCGCCGTCGAGCCTGGGTTTTTGTCGCTGACGCCGGAACACCAGCGGCGTCACGCAGGCCACGATGCCACACGATTGCAGCTCGGTCTTTCGCCGGTCGGCCGCGTCCCTGTCGTTGAACGTATCCCGTTGAACAATCGGTTTTGGGTCGCCGAACGCGTGCCGGCGAAAGTCCTGCCACGATACTGTCCACATTTTCCCGCCTCCCTTAGTGTCGCGTTGCTTTCAGTTCGGCCGTGGCCAGCTCCAGCGCCACGCGCAGCCGGGCCATTTCGTTTGTGATCGATCCGGGTGACCACCAGAGCGTGACCCAACCCAACCGGAGTTCGTTTCGTTGGCATCGAACGTCACGCCAGCCCGTGAACTCGACCGCCAGGGTCATTTTTCTCCGCGCGCCGCCCTGCGCTCGGCCACCAACCTGTTGATTTCGTCGGCAAGCTCCGAACACTCCGCCATCAGTTCGACCAGTTTGTGCGCTGGCGGGCTGTGCTTGCCGTAGAGGTAGTTCTGGGCGGTACGCCGGTCCGCGCCGATACGGGCCGCGATCCATTTATCAGCGCATTTCGTCCATGCGAATTTTCGTCGCAGGACGGCGCTGATACGGAGAGCACAATCCTCGGCTGTGAGTTCCCGCGCCATTTCTAGGTGCGCTTTTTCGCTGGCATTCGGCCCGGAAGAGTCCATCCCGTTGTCATGCGGGCACCGTCTCGGGCTTGGTCGCGGCCAGTTCTTCCGCCGTCACCAGGACAGGTTCGGGCAACTCCGCGCCGAACCTGACGACCTGATGCCAGTACTTCGAAGGGATGCCTCGCTCATGCCACCGCGTTACCGAGCCCCGGTCCAGACCAAGGGCCTCAGCCAGTTTCGTCTTGCCGCCAAGGCGACGGATCAGGGCGGCGTGGAATTGGGCCTTGTCGCTCATGTCCACATGATTGATGGCAAGTAGCCATCTTGTCAATGCGGATACCCGCCATCACCGGGATTTTTCGTGCCGTGCCAGATTGCGGCACGGCAAACGAGAGCGGAACGTGGCGAAGGAAAAACGACCAGCGGCATATTCGGCCATGCAAAAAATGATCGGCAAACGCATCCAGTGGGCACGCCTGCTGGTGGAGCCCAACCGAGCGGCGTTTTGCCGGGATCTGCGCGTGGATCGTACGACCCTTCAGAAAATCGAGGACGGCGACCGCTCGCCCACGGTTTTCCTGGTGGTTGAGCTATCCCACCGCCTGTGTGTGTCGACCGACTATATACTGAAGGGGTCGCTTATGGGCGTGGACGGGGAGTTGGCGGCGCGTCTGATCGAAGCCCACCCGGAGCTCCTCGAACACAATCGCACGGCCATGGGCGGCGGCACCGATCCTTCGCCCAGGAGACGAGCGGGGAAGAAGTAGCGACTCGGCCGGCTGATTTCCGCGGCTTCCGAAACGGGATAATTTGTGCCGATGGCATATCGCCATCGGTTTTCCCTTGACGGTCACGTTCTAAGATGGCAATCTGCCATCCAGACGCACGATCGAAGGGAATCAATTGATGCCGCGCAGCATTCTTCATTGTTCAAAGCTCCCCGTGTCCACCAAGTATTTCACTGACGGTGAATGTGGCAGTCCAGGCGCGAGTGGTGGATTTTACCTGTCATCACAGTCGAAGCAAGAGGTAAATCGCCTTTCGACTCGATTTGTTCGCGCGGCAATACTTGACACTTGGCGTGACTATTCGGCGCCAGGCGCGGCGTCATGCGGATGTCACAGTTTGAAACTGTGCGACAACCTGGGATTGTCGTCAACACGACCCTGCTACCGCTGCGAGGATGGCGTGGCGTTCCACGGCAACCATCCCGCCGGCGGCACGCAATGCGATGTTTGCGATGGCGCCGGACAGGTCGAGGTCTACTGTGCGTTGTGCGGCGAATACGGCGCCACGGATCGGGTTGGTGCCGAGGTGTTCCACGCCGGGTGCGCCGAGGAGGTGCTGGCCGACATGCACCGCGTCATCGAGCGTGTGGCATGAGCGACGATCCCGACGGCGATGGCGTGCTCGTTCGGATGCGCGCGCTGCTGGATGGCGTGAACCCCGGCCGAGACAAGGTCGCGCTCATTGTGTCCAACGGACACGGCAACGTACTCCTGACGCATTATCTGACACGCGGCACGACGCTGACGTTCATTCGCATGTTGGCCGACGAGCAGGCCCGGATGGATGAAGAAGGTTGGCCATGAGCAATCACCACGACACCGCCGACCCCTGGGACCGCCGCGCCGACGACATCCTGCGCGTCGAGAGACTGACGAGCTGGTGCCGTTGCAACATCGAACCGCCGCCCGCCGCCATCCTCTACGACGCGGTCAACGCGATCGAGCGGTTGAAGCAGGAGGCGCGTGATGAGCGATGAATATAGCGATGACTATGCCAAAGCCGTGCTGGAGATGCTGATCGTCAATCGTGGCGGCATCCCGGAAGCGTGTGACTTTTGCAAGCAGCCGTTCACCGTCGCGCGGTATCCCGTGCCCGAAGAGGGTGGCGCATGGGCCTGTCGCGAGTGCGAGGCGCGCTGGGAACGGGACGAACGGGAGGCGCGGGATGACTGAAGCCGAAGAGGACCGCATGGACCGGCTGGAGGAAGCTCTGCACCGCGTCTCGTCGTGGGCCGAGGCGTATCCCGAAACCGTCTTTCCTGA